TTAAATCCGTAGGAGAAATATATGGCGTCAAGCACATCGAGTGATTTAAAACTAGAATTAATTACAACAGGTGAAAAATCTGGGACCTGGGGTACAATTACAAATACAAACTTACAGATATTAGAACAAGCAGCGAGTGGATATATCTCTGTTGATGTTGCATCTAGTGATGTAGCATTAGCTTTATCTAATCATGCTGTATCAAACGGTAAAAATTTATATTTTAAACTTACAGGGACTTTATCTGCGGACA